AACATATACCTACGGTATATAGTATATAACAGGTATGCCCTATCCTCTCTTTAGATTGCAACGCCCACCCACACGACCTACCCACCTACACCACACTCTTCTTTTTACCCTTTCATATTGCAATAGTATCTACCACTTGGTTCAATACCCTTTTTTTTCTCTCGCCATATCATATAATGATTTACACACTGTATTTAAATAGTGAGAATGCCCGCCAGATTACGGCGAATACCCAACTCGCTTGGACGATTAACTGGGACAATCTTTTCCAAAAGAAAAACGAACTATACAAGACATGTAAAGTAAAGGTTGATTTTAGACAAACTACTTTAGAAAGCACGATAGCACAAAGCGATTCTGGATGGAACTACTATAACCGTTCTGGATACCTATCTTCTAATTTATCAAGCGGAACACAACAACCCGCGTTTGGTGCAACTATTCAAGGAACTATATTGTCTCTGGTTTCTCCAGATAGTGTTGTGGCTTGGACTGCTGATGGAACGGCTGCCCCGATTTATTCATGGTGTAGAGTATCAGGAAGAACATTGGACACAGAAGGAGTCCAAATAATGACTCCACTCGGTACGAACGAACTGCAGTTATCGCTTTTACAGTATAACCTCAATAACACATCTCCAAGACTATTCCCCACATTCACCGACCAATATCAAGTTTTACTCCAATTTGAATTAGATGATGAATAAATAAAACATTTTATAAAACAATATAAAACGTTTATATTACACAAATATCGGCTGATTCTGTAAGTTCGCCAGTTCATGTGCCTTCAAAAGATATGACCCGATATTCGCTGATAATGGATTGGGATTTGGAAGCGTCTGTGCAGCCGGATTCGCTACACTGAAAATATCACCCGCAGTTCGCAGATGTTTTTGTTGTCCTCCTCCCACTTTCTTTTTCAATATTGGGGCATTGTATGTATATACTTTATCCTGCTCTCGCTGTGGTAATTGATTGATTATACCGCCTCCCAAACTATGGGCTACAAATACTACTTTGTCTTCGTTATATTTCTTACGGGCTTTGAGTAGAGTATTTTTTTCTTCCTCAAAACGCTTCGTTTGCGTTAAACCTCCCGACCCCAACAAAATATCAGTCTGTATATCTTTATTATCAAATACATGTGTTCCACTCCGCAAGTTCGTCCCGCGACTCGCATACAAGATTTGTTTATTGAATGGATTGTACGCTACCAATCTCTCCGGCGTTGATAAATCCGTGTCTAATCTATACCCGAATCTTTTCAGGATTTTCTTTCGTTTATTCTCATTCGGCTCGTAGGACAATTTCAGTGCCTTATACAATTTTAACGGACGTGGCTTGAACTCCTCCATATAATATACAACTATATTATATAATGGTTAATTTGAGTGAAACAGGACTCATTTCTGTCCTAACCATCGTTTCTGCAGTTATTGGTTTATCATTACGTATGTGCTTACGTTCTAAGTGCGACCAAGTTGATTGTTTTTGTTTTAAAATACACCGCAATGTTGAATTGGAGACGTCTCCTCCCAATAATACTGATTTAGAAATGAATAATATATATAATAGTCGCGAAGTTGATGATAAAATCACCATATAAACTATATTGTTATGGAGATTGTTCGCCACAAAGCACCACGCTTACCAAAAACAACCATGGTTTGCGATGAATGTATTGACTCTAAACTTGAGAAGTACGAAGCAGTCAAAGATAACTTCAGTAAAACATTCTTTACACTCATCGTCGGGAGAATGGGACAGGGTAAAACGAGTACCGTAATCGCTATGCTAAAACGCATGTTCCGACGTGTGTTCGCAGACATATTTGTCATCATACCCGCTATATCTCTACAGAGTATTGCTCCAGAAGATAATGTTTTTGCCATGCTCCCAGAAGAAAATATATATAACGATTTCAATGAAGAGACCATGACTGACATTGAAAAACGGGCTATGGAAAACTCCGCCAATGGAGACTATTCTTTACTCATTATTGACGATTTTGGCTCTGCATTTTCCAACGAGAAAGACCCCGCTAATAAAATACTCAAACGCATGGCTATCAAAATCCGACATATGAAGTGCTCCATTATACTCTTACAACAAAACATATTTCAACTTCCAAAGAAACTCCGTGAAGTTGCTACCTCACTTTTAATGTTTGATTTGGGAGTGTCTCAAAACGAAAAAGTAATTAAGGAGTTCTTACCTTATAACCAAAAACAATGCGAAGAAATCATGGAAGCCTTTGAAAGCCCACATGACCATATCATTCTCAATACTCGCTCACATCGCCTTTTTCGCAATTTACAGGATGAGTTGATTTTCAACAAATAAAATATACATATATTACAACTATGAATATTTTGTCCATCATACGAACTTACAAATCACTTCTGGCTTCGCAGGAGGTTTGGGCGGTGCACTTACTACTTTTGGTTTGGATTTTGATTTTGGTCTCGTATTTACTATCACAATCTCATCATCCGATTCACTGTCAGTCTCACCTTCGCTCTCGGCTTGATTAACTATCTTGATTATCTTCTTTTTCTCTTTCTTTTCTACTTTGGTGGGAGGATTCTTCACAATTTCAGGTTTTGGCTGTGCAACTATTTTCGCACCAATCTCCTCCTTCTTCTCTTTTATTTTTTGGAGTTTCTCCACTTGCTTCTTTTCTGCTAACTCCAACAATACTGCCTTCGTCTCTTGTGCCTTCGCTATACGTGCGGCATTCACCGCCTTCATACGCTCACTTCGTATCTTACGCTCCTCCTCTGTTATCTCTACCGGCTTACGTATCTTCTTCGGTTTCAATAATTGATTCGGACTTTCTTCTACTTCAACATCGGGTTCGGGTTCTGGAATATTTTCGTCCATTATACTCTATTGTCCGAAAATAATTTCACTAAATACAATATATCACATTTAGCAAATGTTGCCCATCCAAAAAAAGAAAGTACTTCAACAACTTGACCGCACTTTTGGAAAAAATCTATCTCCAGAACGCGAGGAGTTTAAAATGAAAGTATATCGCAGTCTTGTAGGCGAATACACTCAAGAAGATGTGGAAAACGCGGAAAGAGAGTTCCAAGAAATGAAACAGAAATATATGGAAGAAATGGTATACGATGACTGCTCTCCAGTTAGTGATAGCGAGGTTATACATGGTAAGTTAATCTCTTCCAGTTATATAGACGGGATAGATGTCTCAATTACCAATAGTAGATGCAAACTTAACCCCATTGATTCGGGACACAAAAGTCCTTAATTTATCAACTCAATCGTCCAGTGGAACATTACTTAATGGCGATAAAAAAAGCAAAGTCGCATACGAGTTGAAAAACTTTATTGATTTTGAAGGCGATAATAGCATAGAATATGTCAGTGTCAGTATGCCTTACATTGTGCTGTGCAATTCATGCTATATCATAAACGACACTAACAACCTTTTGAAAGCCAGTTATGATGGTGGTGGTGAGACCTTCTATCACAATATTTACTTCACACAAGGCAACTACAATGTGAATACCTTCATAACGGAGTTTAAAGCTAAAACGTTTGCTGACCTTGGAGATATATCCATCACATTCAATCCTCTTACTCAAAAGTTCACACTCCAACAAAACACGCCGGTTAATGCGACTACTTTTTTAGAAGGCTCTACCATTGACTACATACTGGGATTTAGTGATAATTTTGTAATGGCTACCTATGGAGTTCCATATACTATGCCAAGATGCGCCAATTTTTTACCCTTGCCCCGTTTCAATATTGTGTGTGATTGGCTAAATAACGGGGCTTTATTGACAAATAGTGGAACACAGTTTAGCACTTCCACTATTATGGCTTCTGTACCCAATAACTCTAAAAATAACAACATGATTGTCTATGAAAGCACTGAGAATGAGTTCATACTCAAAAATACCACTATTAACAACATTACCATCAGTATCATGGATGACAGAGGCAATTACGTGGATTTTAATGGCGTATCCTCCTATTTCAGTTTGCGATTCAATGTATTTAGACGCCGACTTCCAAAATTACTTCCATTTAACCGAATTGTTGATTATGCTACCACATTAATTCCTATTGACGCACAAGAAATAGATTACTCGTAATCCAAAATAATCTCTCTCGCTTATTTATATAGATATGTCTATCGTCCGCGGTTTACCCGAAGAACTTCGTATGAATGCCGTTTCGCTTCCCGATGGCGTTCAATCTTACGCTGTCAAAGTTGTCCCACAGAACTTGGCAAGTATTACTTCCAACACGCAATCTATTACTCTTACTGCAAACTCCATCACTGAAGTCGGTGTCCCCAGTACACAGGTTATTTTTGATATTCCTACTGTCGCATCACCTAATACATGGGTTGATACCGCTAAAAGTATGATTTCATTTCGTGTGAAATACAATGTCGCTTGTGGTGGAACTGCTATCGCCGCTAATGATTTAGACGCACAACTCCGTGGTTGTGCATGGAACTTCTTTAACCGTATATTCCACACGTCTGCAACTGGTACTATAATAGACGACGTGCCTCTCACAAACTTGGCTAACCAGAACCATCTCCAATGGAACTACGACGCCGCCGAAATTGACTCCACTGCTTTAGCATGGGGGTTTGATTTCCAAGACGCATCTACAAACTCTCTCAACACCAACACTGGACACAATATCGCTACATTTGCCTCCGCTGGAACTGCTAACACCACTTTATCTGGATTTTACAGTTATTCATTCCCCCTCCCATCATCGGTTATCGGAAAGTTCTGTAAGGGCATGTTTCCCATCGGGAAAGTCAATAAACTCACTCTTACTCTCCAAACTGATACGACTGCTCCCATTACTATCCGTTGTTTGAATGCTACCGCATCTGCTACTGCCTCTGCGTCATTCGTTATGGATAACATCAGTCTTGACCTCCAATATGTGGATTTAGGTGAGGCTGGTTCTGCTTTGCTCGGCGGAGGCTCTTCCGCGGTTGTGCACGGAATTACTCACAGAGTATCTCAAAGCACTGTCGCTTCTGGAACAACTGGTGCTATCAGTGTACTCATGGGATTGAGAGGCTCATCTGTCCGCTCTCTCACGACTCGTTGTGTTGATGGTGGCGTTTCAATGGCTGCCTCTTGTAATGGTATCTACGACTCCAAGGCTATGCTCGCAAATAGCATCAATTATTACCTCGGGGGAAAAGAACGTGTTCCTCCCAACCCTCTCAACAACATTTCTCAACCCGCCACTGTATTCTCACGTGCTTTACATGCCAGTGAGGCTTTCGCTGAACGCCAATTCAAATACCACGGCACTCCTCGTGAGTTCCTTTTGAGATGTGCTTCTTCTACTGCTCCTGATGCCTCCACTTACCAAGCAGACCAGAGATTGATTGATGCCGGCTCAGTATCCAATCCCAACTACCTCGCTTCTTGGTGCTTCGCTATGCCTCTACAGAAAATATCAAAATCCAAGATTTTGGACGGGTACAATTTCAATAGTTCTAACCAATACTTTGAGGCTAACCTCCAAATCGGCTCTACCAACGCTTTGGCTCTTTACTTCATCGCAGAAATGGACATCATCTACGTCATTGAGGGCGGTGATATCATGGTTCGCTCATAAGTTAGAGGACTTAAAAAACATAGGTAATATGTTCAAAAACGCAAAACAAAATATTTAGCCAATATATATGAACACCAAATATTATATATATTGTATTCAACATTCAACAAATCAAAATATAGGCAAATATATCGGCTCTACACGTGATTTGGGACGACGTATTTCCACACACAAATATGAATGCCGAAACAACGATAATCATTATTTATACAAAATAATTCGCGATAATGGAGGCTGGCATGCATGGGTAGTTAAGACACTGGAAGTTGTTTATAGCACTGACCCGAACGACCGGCGAAAAGCCGAACAAAAATGGATAGATGCACATGCCGATAAATTGAATAAAAATCAAGCCTATTGCCCTTATGACTTGTATTACGAGATGAACCGAGAAGGAGTTTTAGAATATAAAAAAGACTGGTATATACGGAATAAAGAACAAATCCAACTTCGCAAACGTAATCATCAAAAAAAGAAACGCTTGGAACATCTCGCTTTACTCAAACAACAAGGATTACAACCCAAACGCAGTAGCAAAAATGACCCATGTCCTTCTACTGAAGATAATTTGGGAGGTTATTCTATAGAAACAAAAAATGATTGTGAGTGTGTCCAAGTCCAATGTTAAAAACAAACGCTTTATGGCTACGATTAAGGGCGAAGACGGGAAAATGCGACGCTTCCATTTCGGGTATGACGGTGCATATACCTATTTAGACGGGGCAAGCGACGCCATTCGCGACGCATATCGCAAAAGACATTATGGAAATCCCAGTGAACGCCAACTCATAGACAACCTCATTCCGTCTCCTTCCCTGCTGTCATGGTACTTGATTTGGGGCGAAAATCGCAGTATTGATTCCAATATTCGGGCATTGAACGCCATGTGGGCAAAAAAACATAAGAAATAATCGCCGACATATATATAGCAATGGCTAACCGATGGCACGATTTTGTTAGAAAGTATGCCGCGAAAAATAACGTGAGTTATATGTGTGCGGCATCCAGTCCAGAATGCTCCGCCGCATACAGACGCGAATACCCAAAAAATAAACCTGAAGTCAAAAAGGCACGCAAGGAAATGGCGAGTATGGAAAAGGAAGAATCTCTGTCCCGTTCCGCCAATTTAGCAGTAAAAGAAGTAAAGGCAAAACCCATGATTACCACTGGACGCAAGAAGAAGTTGGTTGTAAAAAAAAAGAGTGAAACAAAGAGTGAAGATGGACGATTTACTGCGATTCAAGTCGCTCCCAGATTATTCAATGTATATGAATCCGCTATACCTGAAATACGAAGGGCTTATCCGAACGAAACCCCAGAAGAGTTTTTGAATCGTATTCTCGGATAATTTCTTTATGTTAAACGATATAAAAAAATATCTATATTTAGGATATACCGATACAAATAAATATGGACATGAACGTGGATATTGAGAATCTCACCCCCGAGTACTTGGCTGAGTGCGTAATCAAGTATGAGAGAATAAAGTCCGCCGCGAGAGAACGCAAACGCCTTGTACGTGCACAAAACCCCGAAGAAGAACGGGCAAAAGCCCGAGAGTACATGCGCCGTAGTGGTAAGGCTTTAGACTATTACTACGCTAACCGCGACCAGATACTCGCCAAGCGAAGAGAACAACGCGAACTACTCAAGCAAGGGTTAATAGACCCAAAAAATTGAATTGCAAAAAATTGAATTGGATTTTACTGTCCACTATATGGACACAACTTGGTCTATTCGTAGTCAATAGTGGTCAATCCGTGGACATTTTAAATTGCAAAAAATTGAATTGGTTCTTCTTAAAGTATTTAGGAGAAACAAATCATTTATTATTTATTCGTCAAAGGACATAAAAATAAAATCTGTGTAGATTATATACCATCGTATAGAATATACAATGTCTCTTCCGTTCCTTCACAAAAACTCTTTCGCGATTGATGTCAAGAAGATTCCTGTCTGTCAGAGTTTCATCGGACAGTTCAAATATAGTATTGATAAGCGTGTGTGTGATGCCCTGCTCAATTTCAATCCCCTCTCAATTGGGGGGAAGAAATCTCCATATACAATACCCGCTGAAAGCAAGACTGTGTTCAAAAACTGTGTCGTTGATAAAATCCATGGCGGAACGGTTGCGACCGAATACTATACTGCAAAATCATACCAAATAGATGAAAAGAAATCCATCGGATTGGGACGGAGATACAGTGTGAATGACGGGGGGTTGGGATGTCATAGTGCCTATATCAAAAATACCATCTATCATATCGCTGGTTGGACTGATTTTGATATGATTAAGGGGCATGCTACCATCCTATCTCAAATTGGAAAGAAAAACGGTGTTGACATTTCCGCTATTGAAAACTATATCAATAACTTTGATGCCATCGCAAACCGCATGTGTTCCATGTATTCCGACCCACAAAGCGAACCGATTCTTCCAGATGATGTTAAAAAATTGTTCAATTTGACCATTTATGGTGGGGGGATGGATACATGGGTGAAATATATTCACACTGGGTATAAAAAACGCAATATTAATCCACGCAAATTGAATACCGAAATGAAAGACCCCGAATATTCGGCATATAAAGCGGTTATTGACCATATCAAAGACCGCATTTGGCACGAAAACTCACAGTTGAAAGAATTGGTATGTAATCCGGATGATTCAGAACATCAACAGAAAAATACCCTCATGTCATATTGGTGCGGTATCATTGAAAACCACATTTTGGAGGTGGCGTACAAATATTGTGTTTCCGCTGAAATCATTACTGCTAGACATAATGTGGATTTGTGCTACGATGGTTTCACCGCTAAGTGCAGAAAAGACACGGATTTTGACTTTCATATTAATAAAATGAACGAAACAGTGTTGGGAAAAACCGGATTAGCAATCAAGTTCAAAATCAAGCCATTTGAGTGTGTGATTGAACCAATTGTAAAAACGATTGCCTCCCCTCAAATTACCAGAGTATCCAATATTGATGGTATTGTCTGCGAACATATCATTGAAACTGATGAGGAAGGTGCGGATTTGATTTATAACGCATTCAAAGACAAAATAGTGTTTTGTAATGGAATGTATTACTTCAAAATGAATAACTATTGGGTATCATGTGATGGAACGACCGCCACACCGAAATCCAGATTCCGTTATATCATTATGAAACATACCCGCCTTTTCCATTTGAACAAAAAAACCGGCGATACCATACCTTACTCTCAGAACATGGAGGGGGCTACCAAATTGCGAGATAAGGTTATGGAATTGTTTGAAAATATGCCCGATAATACATTGACCGAAAAGTTCCGTAAAACAACAATCGGCAGATTGTGTTTCAAAGACGGTGTATTGGACTTCAATAAAAAAACCTTCACCAAGTGGGAAGATTTGAAATACGAGTATTATTCCGCTGTGCAAATTGACAGAAATTATGCCGACTATCACGCCAATCCCGATGAAGCTATTAAAACAGAACTCAAACAGAAATTATTCATTGACGTGTTCGGTGAAGAAACGACCAATATGTTCTTGCCATTCCTTTCACGTCGCGTTGCTGGATTCTATGAAGACAAACAATGGCTTCAGTGGATGGGCAATAGAAACTGTGGTAAGGGTGTGTTATACGAGATTATGAAGTATTCTCTGGGTGATTATGTCAAACCGTTTGAAATGAATAATTTGTTAATTAATAAACACGGTGCTATGCGTGAAACACCAGAGAAAGCAATGGCATTCGCACTACCATTCCAACACGCCCGTATTGCTGTTGCACAAGAAGCCCAACCCAACGGCGATGCCCGTCTCAATAGTGTTCTTTTGAAAAAGATGGCTTCCGGCGGTGATACATGTATAGGCAAATTGAATTATCAAGTGTATACTATTGAGTTCATCTGTGCCGCGTCGCCATTCCTATTTGTCAATGATGTTCCCAATGCGACTACGGCTGATGTGTATGAGACGTGTTTGAAATTATCAACACCTATCTCATTCGTATCAAACTCCGCTTTTGAGAAATTGAAAACGGAATATGACAACGCACCAGAAATACTGTGTAAATATCGTGTAGGCGATGACAACATTAAAAGTAAGTGTCGCGATGAAGCTTTCATGAATGCCTTCATTTCATTGATGATTGACAATTTCACAGATACAAAATGCGACATTCGTGAAAAACAAAACGATGATACTGTGATGTCTATTCTACCATATATATTCAAAACATATGAACGCACTGGTAATACAAAAGACGTTATTTCATTTGCTCATATACGCGACGGATATTTGAAATATTGTGGAAGTGATATCTCTTCACAGAAATTGACAAACGAATTGAAAAAAGACTTTATCATCAAACGACGAAATATAGGCATGGTGCTAACTGGGTTCAAGCTCAAAGAGGATGACGCAGAATCTGCAGAGGAAGAAGAACAGGACATGGAAAGTGTAGAAACTTAAAGACACCCCCTATTTTGGTTTTAAGTTTTTATGGCACATTTTCAGAAAATGAAAAATGTAGAACTTCACTGAACAAAAGGTAAGATTCGTAAGTATATTATTCTACATTTTTTTTCACGCCATACGATGTATGGTGCGAAATATTGTGGTGTAAAATCAAAATGCTTATTCTCAGGCAGAATGTAAAAAGTGTGTAAAATGTAAAAAATGCTGAACAACTACAAAACTTTCTATTATAGAGATGTACGTTTTTTGAGGACAAAATCCATACTTCAAAAAAATAAAAGTTTATGTTCAGTTCGTCATTTTTTACACTTTACACACTTTTTACACCTTTTACATTTTTTACATTCCATATTTATACATAAGTTCATAGTACATAAAAACGTAGCTGTTCATTGTTTTTTACACTTTTTTATATTTCATATATATATTCATTAATTCACTATATAACATGAACATAATAATAATAATAACATATACCTACCGGTATATAATACGATAGGACATACCAATCCATCATTCCTTTGGGGTTGAAGGGGAGAAAAAAAAAGAAAAAAGAAATGCAAAAAATTGAATTAATTTTCGTTCAAAGGATATAAAAACTATCTCCGATAACTATATACTTTAGGAAAATGGAAACTCCCAGAGAAAAAATCTCCAAGGCACTCGCAAAATATTTCACCAATGTGAAGGAAAGCACTCTCAACTCATATGTCAGTGTGGTAAAGAAGTTATTTGAGTATTCACACTTTATTTCAAAAACCGAACCAAATCTGGATAATATTAGTTTTGAGGTGTTGAACGACCCAAAACTGGTTTCAGAATATATTGCAAAATATCAGAAGGATTATGGCAAACCCATGCCTATAACGACTCACCGCAACATATACAGCATACTGATGAAGATGTTTCCGGATACACAGGAGTTTCGCAGTGGATTCAACCGTTCAGTGCAGGAAATCAAAACGGAAGACCCAAATACGAAAAGCGAACGTGAAGCGGACAACTGGTTGTCTTTTGCGGAAGTCAAGGCGGTATTTGAACGTGAATACTCCATATACAAGTTGTTGTTGGAAAGCAATGTCCCAGTGATAGATATAACCGATTTATCCAATTTCATATTATTGGCGGTATCATCGGGTGTGTTCATACCGCCAAGGCGCAGTCAAGACTGGACGGAGATGCGCATCAGGAACTACACTCGCGAAGACAACTACTATGAGAAAGGTAAGTTTTATTTCAATAAATACAAGACGGCGGACACGTATGGGCGTCAAGTGGTATTGTTGCCTAAAGAACTGAATAAAATCATCAAGCAGTATATCAAGAAGAACCCGAATGATTATCTAATAGTAAATCATTCCGGTGGAAAACTGAACGAGAGTGGAGTTGCACCACGTCTCAATAAAATCTTTGATGGAAAAAAAATCAGTACAACCATGCTACGTCATATTTATCTCAGTGAGTTTCACAAAGACACCCCATCACTGAAACAAATGGAACAAGTTGCACATGATATGGGACACTCTGTATCTATGGGGCTCGGGTACGTCAAAAGGTAGGTAAGGGTTTAAGTCCATATTTGAACATGACCCACTGTGTTATGTAATCGTCCGTAGTCCATGCATTATAATCCGCCCCTTCCAATATTGCAACTTCTTTTCTGCGTATTTCATTATTCTCATCATAAAAAGATGTGATTATGGTAGCCTGTTGATTGAGTGTCAAATTGCTCACTGATATTGAAATATGAGTAATTCTATGTGTTGTAGTTTGTTCGTATGGTTCTATGTATGTTGTCATATATAGAATCATTCTATATTTTTTAACACCGAAACCAAGCATAAGCCCCGTTTCCTGTGTCCGGTAGGCATACCAGACGAACAGTAGCTACCCCCGATGTCATTATACCCTGTGCTGTTGCTCCACCAACTAACTGCGAGTCATACACCCATTGTGTGCCGTTCCCAATAAAGGAAATCGTCGCTGTTCCCGCTGATGCTCTAACCTTGCGGAAAGTAATCTCCTTTCCTAAATCGTTGATTGTTATGGTTGGTAGAGTGATGGTATATGCTGTTGCTTGACTTTCCACCGCCCGATATTGTGCCCACGGTTTTGTAATAGTTGTTGCCCCATTGATAGCACCAGTAGGACAATTATGGATTTTCATACCTGTCATTTGAATCACTGTATTTGATACATCTAATGTATCATCGTCCCATTCTACTACTCGTTGGTTAGATGCGTTGAATGTTGTAAAAGATAATCCGCCCCGAATTATAAGGGCTATACCCGATATATCTATTTCTTCTTGGAAAGAGTCAATTCTTATACGTTCTTGTCCTGTATTGAATAGATATATAGCCTCGTCGTATATTCTCAACCCATCATTTTGAGTAAGCACTATACTGGTTGTAGTTCCATTACTCACACCAAACTCAGTATAGGCGGTAATAGCTGGAGGGCTTATATCTAATATATCGCTTTTTGAAGTTGTATCATTCGCATTAGAAAAGACAAAATGCCCAGTATCGTCTGGCACTAAAAACTGAATCAGTTTATTTGACACATTCGTTCCAATAGAGTAGTTTTGATACTCGTTATTTGCTACGGGGGCTAATACGATTTTGCGGTTGAAATTGGTTGATGGATAATACAACCCACCCGATGTTTGGACTTGTCCTCCCGACATTCTCATTGCTGTCATACCAACGATAGTTCCGTTAAACGTAGTAGTCTCAGTAAATGTTTTTGCTCCGGCTATATTTTGAATACCCGATGTTTTTACCACCTGACTATCCAATGCTCTCAAATTGAGTGATGCGTCTAAAAAAGCGCTGTTTATATTACCTGATATATCTAAATTATCTCGTATTCTCACTGCACCAGATGCGTCTAATACATAACTACTTGGACTATCACAATTGAGACCAATACTTCCAGTGGTAAGATTTCCAATTTGTCCCTTTCCCAAAGTCAATAATGAGACATTTCCATATGTACCATTTGGTATACTATTGGATGCGTCCATCCATGTACTGTATAAATAATTCACGTTTGATAGATAAGACATTATATACTATTATGAGATTACCCAAACGGGCGAAATTGTGTAAATCCAGTGGTAAAACTGGCTGGATTGAAAGGTACATATAAAAGACCGTTGATATACACTGCTCCATTCATGTTAATTGTGCTATATAACGCTCCTTCACCAACTGTGATAGTAGAACCCGATACTTCTACATTGGATGTCTCACTTCCTATTCTCACACTTGATGCGGCGACATTACCCAAACTTACGTTTGAACTGTCAATATTCACTGCTCCCAGAGTATCACCGATATTCACTGTAGAACCGCGTAAATTATTTACCTGTCCTGCGGTTGTGTTTATATTGTTTGCGTCTATTCCACCAGTAAAAGAACTTGTGCCTGACGGGTCTAACAATATACCGTATGATAATGCGCCGTCGTATGGAAACACGGCTACACGATTGAAAAACTCGCTCCGTGAGAATGTTGTAGATACCGGATTCATGTACGCGGTTTTTGATTGAAGTGTCCCAACCGCATCATTTAAATCTCCCAAATCTCCTACAATACCGTCTATTTCTATATCAATAGCGTCAATACGGGCGTCTATTGCTATACCCAATGCGACTACGGCGGCGTCTGCCGACCCTGCTAATGTTAATGCCGCTGTTGCGGTCGCTTGTGCATTGGAAGCATCTACCACACCTTGTGTTCCACGGTCATAACACACTTGGTCTCTCGCTTTGATATAGGCGACTAAATCATACACGCCATATGTGATACCACCTTCCACCCCACAATCAACGTTTAATTTTAATCCTGAATCCAACCGAACATTTCCGCTTGTGATATACAAACTCCACCCATCGCCCTTATCCACGATATTGGATAGAAACTTTGCCGTTGTTGTCCCACCCGTTGCTCCAAACGAGACATTACTATTGAGTGATGCGTCGCCTGCGACGGTAAGTGTTCCCGCCAGATTCAAACTACTGAATGATAACCCAGAGACACTTCCAGTAATAGACAAATTACCTACTTGTGTATTTCCAGTCAGTGTTGTCGTTCCATTGACAATGAGACTACTTGCTACCGTTGTATCTTGTGGGCGTCCCAAACGGATACTATTTGCCACGTTGTAAGAAGCGTCCGCTCCAATAACACAGCAAAATGACGCATCTGCAGAAGCGTTATATCCTAACGCCGTAGCATACTGAACTCCAACAACATCACCTCTACTTCTTGCCCTCGCACCGACATATGTTCCACCATAGTATTTCTCGCGAAAAGCCGACTCCAGTTCGGCTCTCGGGTCAATTCCACTGCTCCAACCAATAGACGTGTTATATGATGCGGTAGCGATATTACCACTCAACCATGTCTGTGAATAACAGCCTACAGCCGTATTGTAGCTACCGCCTATGAATACATTTCTTGATTGAACCCCATACCCAATAGCCACGTTTTCCTGCGGAGGATTATTGCCTGCTACACTGATATAATAAGCATTCCATATATTACTACCCACTGCGGTGCAACGAATAAGCGGTTGTGATGAAGTAGCACTATCACATATAAGAGTTCCAACGAGTGTGTTATATGCGCTTTCCGCAGCCGAACCTTTCTTTTGTATTCTTGAACCAACCATTACGTCATAGTTATTTGGAGAAGCACTGTCAGTCGCAATAACTACAGAGTTGGAAGCTACTCCAACCCCAGTGAATGAATTATCATTCGCAGTGTTCATTCCCATCATAACACAGTTTGAAAATCCAGCAGCGAACGGGGCTATAGAACCGATTGCGATATTTGTAGCGTTATTTCCGGCTCCAGCCGCCGACCCAAACTCAGTAGATATACCGATATTGGTTGCTCCTTTTGATGTGTAAAAATACGGCGTTCCAGTCATGGTTAATGAACCAGTAATCGCGTTAGTTCCAACCAAAGACGCGTTATTTATCTGTGCTATACTCGCAGCCAAATACGTGTTATTGGAAGCGTCCGATACTCTGATACCCGGGTATTGTGTGATTTGTAAATTACACACAGATGCAGAAAAGTATCTATTTGGGGTAGACTGTGTATCACCAAAAGTCCAGCGGAGTTTCGCCGCCGTTTTCACTTCTATTTTGAGACTTCTCAAACGCCAGATATTTGTAGCACGTGTATCACTGTCATTGTATGTGAGTAGCGATGTTCCTCCACCGAGTGAGACGGATAGTGAAGTAGTACTGTATTGTGTTCCAGCGGTAAACTTTGAATACCATTCAACGTTATAAAGCCCAGGTTGTAGCGTTGTTGGACTCTCTAAATAGAAAGTGGAATCAGTCTGGTTTGTTCCGGGGCTTCTACAGTTGAAGTTCATCCAATATACACCACTGCTAATACCGTTGATTGAACCCGCGGGCGGGGAGTTATAGTTATTGAAGCCATTACTTCCGATGTAGTTCCATTCTGCACCCATACCATTTATCGTGCTTATTGCCGTCCCGACGAATGTCCAACCCTGTATCGTAATAGTCGCGTTTTTCACATTGTCAAACATAACCCTGCTTCGCGATGCCGATGGGTTTGCCAGCGGTGCTATGCCTGACCCGTCAAGCCAAAGCGAATTATTCACCGATATTGGTATAGTTGTAGCGAGGTATGTTATTGATGTACCAGAAACTGTGAGATTACCTGATATATCAACATTTTGTCTCGCTACCAAATTACCAGATATGTCTGCTTTTCCAATCACTTGAAAAGAAGCGTCGCATATTACATTTTTTGTAGTAGAGTTGTAAGTGAGTGGTAATAATCCCGCTCCTCCCGATACCAAGAAAGAAACTTGTGATACGGTCATAATAACAGAAGGTATAGCGGGTTTTGTAGGAGTCGTTCCAGCACCATAGGCAATCAATGTCATGTGAATATCTGGAGAACTCCATACCAACTGTATGTAGTCGTTAGCTTGTAGTTTTACCTGCCAGTTAGCGCATATCAATTTTGGAACTGCTTTAACGGTCTCTTTGAAGGCGCTTGCGGGTACATCTACTCCATTTTTCCGTATCCAAAAATAAACCTCTTCTTCTGTGCTACCTTGTGATTTGGCGATTTGTATGGTAGCGATGAACATGTAAATCCCCGCACTTCCAACAGTGATACGATTACTATTAGTTATTGATACTGCATAACTGTCGGGGTCAGTTGTTGGGAAAGCGACAGTATTCACTGCGTTTGCTCCAGAGTTGGTAATAGTACTACCGTTCCAAAAATTGCCCCAAAAGCCCTGATTGCTTGATAAGTCTGGGTCTAAGTTATCTATTTGTGCCTGTATATTACTGCGTGCGTTATTGATATAAGACAATTCATTCCATGATAAAGTAATGGGATTATTATTGGCTTCAAAAGATAATCCATTAGTGGGGTTTATGCTAAACACAGTTTCTTTTGTGTCTTGTCCAGTTCCAACGGTATATAAAAAATTGGATGAGAGAGTGGTGGTGTTGAATATCATGTCATCGTTGGTTTTGTTAGTGGTTATGAGAGGGGCATTATACCCCTCGTAAGTATCAGTGGCGTCTTTGAGATATAAATATCGCGACACATTGATGTCAGTAAACTCTCCATATTCTTCGCTTTCTAAACCCGATAAAGGGGCGAAATCTGATGTCCCTGCACCGAATATACTCATTATAATATATGCGGGGCTTTTTATGGTTGTTTGCCTAGATTAAATAAATCTTTTACAGACTGTGGTAAAATCGGAGACGCCTCTATATCTGGTAAATCCTTGCTCTTTGGTTTGCGTTTTCTGGGTTCTTTACCTTCACGTCTTTTTTTCTCAGCCGCAAAAAATCCATCAATTCCGTAATATAGTGTTAATCTATCCACACTGATTTTACCACGACGTTTCCCCTCAATTGCTTTCCATAAATCATATACAACTTGTTTCTGTGCTTCTCTGTCAGTATTGAAAGTAGCCTTAGAAGGGAAGCCCTCCTTTTGAAGATAATCGGTATAATATTCCTCACTCTTGTAATATGCGTCTCTGCGTTCTAGTTTTTTCTTCTCTGCTTCCATGGATTTATCTGATATAGATTTTTCAATTTCAGCGATACGTTCAGGAACAGACATTGTTTCGGCAATAGTAGGTTCTTCCACTACAGGTTGAATCTGTGGAGACTCATCTATTTCGTTTATGGCGGGAGGAGTGGGTAATTTCTCAACAACTTTCAATTTTGGTTTTCTCTTTGATTTCTCGGGTTTATTTGTGATGTCTTCAATGCCCAAAAAAGGATAATCCGCAAAAGGTAATGCCTCACTTGGTTCTTCAACCATGGGACGTTCAGGTTTCATCATGGCTCTCAATGATGGAGGTTGTGCTCCAGTTGCAGAATCGCCAAATGGAACAGGAGGTTGGGCGTATTGTGATGTGCTAAACGGGTCAAAAGCACCTAATCGTGCTAATTCGCTACGTTGTTCTGCCCCTTGTTGTTTTCCAACGTATTGAACTATTTGTTGTTGAGTAGCGTCTTCAATGCGTTTAACCAGTCTATCTTCGGTTCGTTTGAGGTCTTCAATTGCTAATCTGGTTTGTTCATTTCTAAATGGGTCAACTGATGATAGGACTTGTGAAGGGGCAGTGAGTGGTGGTAAATATTGAACACCGGTTTGTGCAGGTCTGGATATACCCTCAGAACCAACCATGGATTTTGGACGTCGTGCAACTCGGCGTCTGCGTTTGGGTTTTGATTCGCCCCCGACTTTGACATTGACAATAATATTGCGTCCTCCATCGGCTTTGCGTGTTTTGCGTTTCGTAGGCATTATATCATATGGCGAGAAAAAAGGGTATTGAACCAAGTGGTTCTCACCATGTGAATAAATTATTTAATGGCTTTTGAAATAATCAACTTCTGAAACATAATCATCATAGCATTCATGATATGTTGCTTCAAACTCTTTTTTGTCCATAAATGGAGAACGACACAAATAAATTGTGGCATTGGGTTCAAGCATAGTAAGCATTTCGCGGCATCTTCCTCTGGCTTCTTCTTCGGTTTCAAAATCTTCCAATATACAGTTATGGTCGTCGCGTATTTCCCAAATGAGTCTGATATTATCAAGTTCATAAACTCTTTTTTCTTTTTCAATTCGGCTTATTGCACTGTCTAAGTTAGATAGGTTCATATATAAACCCAAGATTTCATGGTCATCTGGATTTGTCATTCTACGTAATTGTTCCCAAGTGATAGTATCACCACATTCATATTCATTTTTTCTCCAGTAGTTCCATTTGTTTCTAATATCTGTTAGAATGAATGTGGTAAATACTTCATCCCCTTCAAATTGGACAAGCCAGATTTGTTTTTCAAACTCCGCATTACCTTTATCATCTATATCAGTCCATATCGGAAACATGATATAGTCAACATCCTGTTGTTCCTCAACCGCACGTGCGAGTTTATCAATATCGGCAATATATTGTTCTTTGGTTTTACACTTAGTATCAAAATGGTCATCTTCCAAATCATCTTGTAATTTCTCAAGTACTTCTTCCAAATCATCAATGTTGCTATCTTCAACCCAAATACCATATTTGAGTTGAAGTTCACGGGTAGGAATAGCAAAGCACTCCTTACACATTTTTTTAATAGGCGAACAGAATGTGGCTGGCTTCTTAGCGCAACAAAATGCACAAGTCATCACAAGTCTGGGTTTCTTCATAGTCTTAGCGTTCATTGTTGTTGTTTGATTGTTGTTGTTGTTTGTTGTTGTGAGTATATGATGTTGTGGAAAAAGTGTTTCAATTTTTTGCAATATGAAAGGGTTAATTATTTTTTTTTTCAAATGGAGGAAGGTTGGAAGAACCTTTGATTCGTTGTTTGAGTGCTATTTGTTGTTTGGCTTGTCGCGGGTCTATCTCGTCGGCGGTCAGTGGTGTTTTGTTTGACACGCGTTTAGTGGGGCGATAGACAGGGTATGACATGTTGCCTATATCCTTCCAGTCTTCGTTAAACCATCGTTTCAGATTTTTTGGTTTATTATCATCGGCATACCTACCTCCACGGCGTTTGTATTCTTGCACGATAAATCCGGATTTATAAGCAGACGGTTTTTTGTATATTTCATCGGCGTATTTTTTCACAGTGGCATAGAGTGATTTATCCAATACTTCGGGCATTATATGATATGGTGAGAAAAAAGGATATTGAACCAAGTGGTTCTCACCCTATTAATAAATTATTTTAACGAATATCAATAATGATTTTGTAAACTCCATCAAACTTTATCTTACAATCTTGTATCCGCATAGCCCAGCGGAATATTTTACCAATTGTTTCATCACTTAAATAATTTGCACCAGATATCTCGTAATGTAGTTTATTTCTTAATATTCTGCAACTTAGGCGGGCGTGGTCAGGTAATAATCTACGACTTATTCCTTCCATATTATACAATTCATCTTCAAATAAACGTAGTCTATCTATAGGGGTAGGAGCAGGAGTAGGAGCAGGTGCAGGAGCAGGAGCAGGTGCAGGAGCAGGTGCAGGAGCAGGTGCAGGAGCAGGTGCAGGAGCAGGTGCAGGAGCAGGAATCTGCGGATAAACTCTTCCTTCATTAACTACGCAGTCGGTTGTACAAATTGGAATAGCCTCAGGTATAAAGTCAGGACTGACACATGGTGCGAGAATATAACGACGTGTAATTAATTTATATACAAGTCTTTGTTGGTCATGACGACACATAGGGCAACAAATACGCATTGGATTATATCCAACATCAGGTTTAGTAAGACGAGTAGCACAATTATCGCAACAATAATCAATTTCACAACGAAAACATTTCCAAACTACTGAAGGAGTTTGAATTGTAGTATAGCATATGGGGCAGTCGGTATTAGGTGATTGAACCAACATATTTGGTTTACTGATAGCCTTAGAGTTCATTGTATTATATACACAGAGAAGGCGGATAAACTTATCACATGTATAATCTTTCATATGAACAAAACCATCTTTATCAAGCATGATATTATACCAATCAAACTCGTTATCATTATTTTTGAAATAGACGTTAAAACACCCATCACAATTTGTATTGGTATATGCGTAAATACAATCTCCTTTTTTCCAATCAATGATAGGTTTCAATTCGTTAATCCACAACATATTTCTTTTTGTATCATCTCCATCATAACGAAACTCAATCTCAGCCAATTCATTAATAACTTCATTCTCAAAATCCCATTGGAATTGAATAGAATAACAAGAAGTCTCCTCATCATATTCAATCGCATTTTTATCACACTCAATGTGCGTATGAAAAGTAGCAACATCTACAAGGTTAGCGTTCATTCTTAACAGTTATTAGTTGTAGTTTGTTCATATAAGACGTTGTATAAAATGTATTTCAATTTTTTGCAATATGAAAGGGTAAAAAGAAGAGTGTGGTGTAGGTGGGTAGGTCGTGTGGGTGGGCGTTGCAATCTAAAGAGAGGATAGGGCATACCTGTTATATACTATATACCGTAGGTATATGTT